TAGCTGACGCTTTTTTAAGGAATGAAACTGCACTAAGAATGATTAACGATAGCATATTTGAGCAACCTATGATTAAAACAATAGACGGTTACCCCTTTCGTGGAAAGGCAGATGTATTAGGAAAAACTCTAATTTGTGATTTAAAAACAACAACAAAGATTAAAAACTTTTCTAAGAGTGCAGATATATATTCTTACGATGTGCAATGTTATTTATATTGTAATTTATTTGATAGATCTTATAAAGATTTTAAATTTGTAGTTATCGACAAGGGAAGTTTAGACATTGGGGTATGGGATTGCAGCGAAGAATTTTATTTAAGAGGACAAGAGAAAGTAAAGAAAGCCCTAGAAATATTTGAAACATATTTTATTGATGGGGTTGATATAGATAATTATTATTTAAGTGGAACATTATGAAAAAATTAAAAAATTTAAAACCTGGCGATTTAGTTAAATATATCGGTGGGGGTACAAGTAAATATTTAATAAAAGGCAATTACTATGAATTTAAAGGATATAAAGAAACGGATGTGCGTGGGGCAACATATGATAAAATTTATGTGAGAGATGGAAGCGGTAAATTCTGTAACAAGCCCAGAACTTGGTTTGAAATTGATGTTCCTGACGATTTTTTCTATACTACTTTTTGGGGCGGGAAATCTTTAAAAACAAAAGTAAAAACGCCTAATTATTACAATGGCGATTATGGGTATACTGCTAAACAAGTAGTAGACAATTTTAATTTGCCTTATCATTTAGGCACAGCAGTTACTTATATATTACGAGCATATAAGAAACATAATACACCAAATGAAGATATACAAAAAGCTATTGACCATTTAACATTTGAGTTAGAAAAGTTACAGAGAACAGTAGAGCACGATAATATAATATCAGGCACAGAATGAATATAATAAAAACTATGATAAAAAGATTTAAATTACAATGGGCTTTAATAGTAAGCCTTTATGAGAAAGGAAAACATTTAGGAATTAAAAAAAGAAAATGAAAACAGAAATAAATAAAATTGCAACACTAGTTAAAGATTTATCTGGCGTTGATGTTTTTGAAGATAGAAGAACAAGGAAACACGTAGAGGGTAGGGCTTTGCTTAATTTTATGTTAAGAAACCATTTTGGTATGACACTTTACCAAATAAAAGATTATTACCTTAGTAAGGGTAAAAGCTATGACCACGCAACTGCATTGTTTAGTTTAAATAATTTTGAGATGTATAAAAAATACAGCAAAGAATTAGACGGTTGGTTAGATGTGTTAAAAAGATTGTACACTGATGATGAGTTAGATAATTTAAAAAGAGAAACTATAAAAACTAAAATAGATTATATCAGCAATGATTATGTTAATAGGATTTATAGAATAGTTAATCACTTACCGATGACGCAGTTAGCAAAAAAAGAATAATAAATTTATGTGCTTAAAAAAACAAATATTTAATAAACATAAAGATTGGTTGAGGTATGTAATACATTTAGGCGCAAATAAAACTG